AAGCTGACAAGCCCCAAGCGTGTAGGTTCGCTTGGGGCTTGTCTTTTGCTAGGATTATGGCAACAAAGGGAGAAACCTACATGAGCAAGACCAAAAGAAAACTAAAGGGCACTGTATCTGTCTTTAGCAATTCGCCAGGACAGCCAACCGGATACGGCCAAGCCACCGATGCCCTAGTCAAACTTCTAAAGCGTGATGGTGCAAATGTTGCATCTCTGTCTAACTATGGGCATGAAGGCATCAACACGATCTACCACACCGAGTATGGCGAGATTCCAATCTATGCCAGAGGCTCAGAAGCCTACTCAAATGATGTGACCCCATCTCACCACAAGCATTGGAAAGCCCTAAACGCTGACCAGCCTGACTTGATGATTACCCTTTACGATGTTTGGGTTCTAAACGCTAAGGGCTTTGACACTATCCCTATCGCAAGCTGGACCCCGATTGACCACAACCCAATCCCACCAGCAGTTTTGAAGTGGCTAAAAAAAGAAAATGTCACACCGCTTGCTATGAGCAAGTTTGGCCTAGAGCAGATAAACAAGGCAGGTGTTGAGGGTCACTACATCCCTCACAGTATTGACACCAAGGTATTCAAGTTCACAGACAAGATTGACGGCTTGCCAGTTGACAAATACATGGGTTTTGAGAATGACCGCTTTGTAGTTGGCATGAATGCTGCTAACAAGGCATCAGGTATCTTGCACCGCAAGGCCTATTCAGAGAACATGATGGCCTTTGCAATGTTTGCCCGAAAGCACCCAGACGCAATGCTTTACATCCACGCAGATGCCAGCTCACCTCATGGCTGGAACCTTATGGCACTGGGTCAGTTGCTAGGTATCCCGATTGACAACATGACATTCCCTGACCCACTTGCTTACAAGTACGGAATGCCACAATCTACCCTTGCAGGTATCTACTCAAGCTGGGATGTCATGCTTGCTACAAGCTATGGCGAGGGCTTTGGTATTCCAACAGTTGAGGCTCAGGCTTGTGGTGTTCCAGTTATTGTTAGCAAGTTTGCTGCCTCACCTGAGCTAGTCGGAGATGGTTGGGCAGTATCAGGTCAGCCACTCTACGATCCAGCCCAGCACTCATTCTGGAACATCCCATCGGTGCCAGAGATAGTCGAAGCCTTAGAACAGGCCTACGCTAAGGGCAAGAACAAGTCAGCCAAGGCTGTAAAGTTTGCACAAAACTATGATCACGAAAAGGTATGGCAAGAGAACTGGATGCCGGTGCTAAAGAAACTACTCAAGTGATTGCCTGGGTATCTCATCACTTACCTGACAAAGACGGCAAGCTAGTCGGTGGGGCAGAGATGACCGATGTGGCATTGCTAACAGATGCCCCAACCGAATACACAATCATCACCCCCGACAACTGGAAGCAAGCTCTAGAGTTTGACAAGATAGTCATTACTGGCACAGATCTACTTAGCCCTTTTGCCATGACACAGCTTGCTAGGCGAAAGCCTGTTGTTGCCGTGCATCACTTGCAAACAAGAACTGAGGAAAGAGCCGAACTACTTAGCTCTGCCTCAACCCTTATTTGCCACAGCCCTAAGCACTTAGAGCTAGAGCTGTCTTGGACCAAGCCAAAGCAAAGCACTTGGATCATCAGCCCACATGACCCAAGCCAGTTCACAGCCAAGCCAAAAGAAAACTTTGCACTTTGGGCTGCAAGATGGCATGAGCAAAAGGGGCCACTACAAGCAATACAGTGGGCCAGTCAAAACTCAATCCCTTTGCTAATGATGTATGACAAGACAAGGGCAGAAGTCTTAGAGGCCATGAGCCGAGCGAAAGACTTTGTATTCCTGCCAACTAGCTTTGATGCCGAGCCACGCACAATTATCGAGGCAGTCCTGTCGGGTTGCCAGGTTCACACAAACGACCTAGCTGGCATCACTTCAATCCCTAACTGGCAAGACCCAGAAACACTGGCAAACTTAGTCAGCAACTCTAAGGAATTATTTTGGAACACAGTCCTACAATAGGCATCTGCTCAAGCTTGTTTGGCACTGGCTACTCTGGCTTTTACCCAAGATGGTGGGCAGGTATCCAATCCCTCAATAAGCAACCAGCCGAGATAGTTATTGTCCATGACCCTGCAAACAAGGATGAAGTGCTGGCCAACATCCCGAAAGATTACAAGTCAATAACAAAGACAATAGAGATGACCGGCAACTACTCAGACTTTAGGCTTGCCATGCAGGGGGCACTAACAACTGACTGGATCTCTGTCGGCGATGTTGATGACCAGTATCTGCCAGGTGCCTTTGATGAGCTAGACCAAGCCCATGCTGAGGGTTGCGACATCTACATTGACAAGGTGCAATTCAAGCATGACAGCTCAATCATGGAAGGTGCTTGGGAACCTGAGCACATCCCTTACAGAATGACCTGCCCAGGTAATGCCCCTATCAAGCGAGAGCTGTATGCAAAAACCGGTGGTGCTACAGGTGGCAGTTTCTACGATGACTGGGAGCTTTACATTAGATGTGTTGCTGCTGGTGCCAAGCCATTCCATGCCACTACTGTTAGGCTTATCCACGACTTAGGACACGACAGAGTGACCCTCAGTGGAGTAAACAGGCCAAGGATAAACGACAGCATTGGCCAAGATGCAATCGCTAAAGTTCGACAAGAGCTTGGCTTTTAGGAGAGAGCAATGAAGGTAGGTATCACAGGTGGTCAAGGCTTTATCGGGTCTTGGGTAGCCGAGGAACTAGAGAGGCGTGGCCACTCAGTCCTGAGCCTAGATCATCGAGTACGCACCCACGCTGACAATGTAATGCTTGGAGATGTCAGGGATGAAACAGCAGTCATGGAGTTTGCAGCTCATGTTGACGGCATCATCCATCTAGCAGCAGTCTTGGGCACAGTCGAAACTATTGACCGACCCTTGCCAGCAGCAGAAACAAACATCATTGGAACTCTCAATGTATTTGAGGCAGCATCTCGCTATGACCTGCCAGTAGTGTTTGCAGCTGTCGGTAATGCCAACATTGCCAGAGGAACATACTGCATCACCAAGTCTGCCTCTGAAAGATTTGTTGAGATGTACCGAGAGGATCGTGGGCTAAGAGTCACAAGCGTTAGACCTATGAACGCCTACGGCCCAAGGCAGTCTGCCCCAGAGCCTTATGGTGCAGCAAAGGTCCGAAAGATTGTCCCAAGCTTTGTATGCTCAGCCCTAGCTGGCGACCCTCTGATGGTTTATGGCGATGGCAGTCAGGTGAGCGATTCAGTCTGGGTTGGCGATGTTGCCAGGGTCTTTGTGACAGCCTTAGAAAAGGCAGCCGAGGGTATTGTGCCAACACACCCAATAGATGTAGGCAACGAGTTTCCAACAACAGTCCTAGATGTTGCCAATGAAGTTATCAAGAATGTAATAAAGGGCACAATCGAAACTGTCCCCATGAGAGCCGGTGAACCTTTTGGTGGGCCTATGAGCACTCAGGCAGAACTGCTGAAAGTCGTTGAAGCAGTCAAGACTGCTAACCCTAAGCTAAGGCCAGCCGATGTCAGGCGTGTTGTCAGAGAGCTTGGCACAGTAGTTAGTGCAGACATCTCAACCCTTGAGGCTATCGGCATTGACCCTTCAAGCTTCAAGCCTTTGTCCGAGGGTATTGCCGAAACAGTAGAGTGGTTTAGGGCTAACCGAGGAACGACTTGGGATACCAAATAGCAGATAGACTAGAGGCATTATGGCAATTACAAACGGCTACGCCACACTTCTAGATGTAAAAGCTGCTCTAAGAATCACAGACAGCATTGACGATTCTTTATTGGAAACAGCAATCGAGTCTGCCTCAAGAATGATTGACGGCTTTACGGCTCGCACCTTTTCTAACGCAGGTACAGCAGTAAGAAACTTTGCAGCTACTGATGCCATCAACCTAATAATTGACGATGCAATCACTGTCACAAAGGTCGAATCCACTGATGAGATTGGTGACACTTACACAGAGTGGACAGCCACCGACTACCAGCTTGAGCCAGTAAACGGCAGGGCTGATGGCCTCTACTCGCCTTACACAGGAATTAGAGCTGTCAACACTTACACTTGGCCAGTCGTTGACTACCAGGCACTTGTAAAGATTACCGGCACTTGGGGCTGGCCAACTATTCCTACTGCTGTCAAACAAGCAACCATCATCCAGGCCTCTAGGCTCTACAAGCGGCTCGACTCGCCTTTGGGGGTCTTGGGTATGGGGGATTTGGGCCAGATAAGAGTAAGCCGTTATCTTGATCCAGATGTTGAGCAGCTAGTCATGCCATACAGAATTATGAGGAACTTCGGCTAATGAGCATCAGCCTAATTAGGCAGGGCATAGCCACTAACCTTGCAACTATCGCAGGGCTTAGAACCGCCGCTGAGATACCAGATAACCCAAGTCCACCAATAGCAGTTGTATCCCTAAGCTCGGTTGACTTTGATGGGGCTTTCAACAAAGGCCTGACCAGGTATAACTTTTTAGTCACTGTCGTTGTGGGCAGGGTTGCCGAGAGAGAAGCACAAAGACGGCTTGATGCCTACATTTCTACTGGGTCTAGCAGTGTCAAGTATGCAGTAGAATCAGATAAGACTCTCGGTGGTAATGCCTACGATTGCCGAGTAGTGTCAATGAACTCAATAGGTTCATTGTCAATCAGCGATAACACATACTTGGCTGCTGACTTCACAGTCACAGTCATAGCAAACTAGGAGAAATAACATGGCAAAGTTTTACGCACAAGATTACAAGATCACTATCGGCACAGCCGTACTAAGCGAGGACATCGCTTCTGTGACTCTTGACATCACAACAGACGAAATCGAAACAACGGCTTTCGGGCAGACCTATCGCACAAGGATCGGGGGCCTTCGTGATGCATCTGTATCCCTAGACTTCCACCAGGACTTTGGTGCAGGATCGGTTGACGCTCTACTATTCCCACTTATGGGTTCAACAGTTGCTGTAAAGATTGCACCTACATCAGGTACAGTCACCGCAACCAACCCTGAGTACCGTTTCACAGCTCTAGTCACCCAGTACCAGCCATTCGCCGGTGCCGTTGGTGACCTTGCTACCCTATCTGTCACTTGGCCTGTATCTGGCGAAGTCACCAGAGCCACAGCAGCATAGTAAGCTAAGAGCATGAAAATAAACCTACAAGTAGAGTTCAGCGACAAGCCTGGTGAAACTAAACAGATCATCTGCCTAGCATCCGACATGGTGAAGTTCGAAACAAACTTCAACATCTCCATTGCGAATCTAGACAAAGACCTCAAAATCACTCACCTGCTTTTCCTAGCTTGGGCAAGTGAAACACGCACCAAGGCAACTGCTAAAACATTCGATGAGTGGATTGACGGAGTAGTATCCGTATCGGCCTCTGACGACCCAAAAGCATAAAGGGTCTAGGGGATCAGTCAGCTCATTGGTTTATAGCATCTCTGGCAATCGAAACAGGTATAAGCCCCAGAGAGTTGTTAGAACTTGATGAAAGAATGCTCTGGACACTCAGTCGGTATTTGATTCATAAGAATCAAAGCCGTAGCTCTAAAAGATAAGCCCCCCAAAAGGGGGTTTTTCTTTTGGGTAGAATGGTAAGAACAAGGAGCCTTATGCAAACTAAAAGCACAGTCACGCTAACAGGCGTACCTGAGGTTCTGCGTCAGCTTGAAATCTTTATGCCTAATGCCGTCAAAGAGATGAAAAAAGAAGTCAAGGGGATTGTGGGACCAGCCCTGACAAAGATAGACTCCAACATCCCTGTGGTATCACCTCTTACAGGAATGATTCACAGTGGCCGCACTCAGTATGGTGGGGCTAAATCTAATCTAGCCTTCCCGATTACAAAGATTATCTACAACGCAGATGTTCACCCCCTAGTGCAGATACAAGTCAAAAGCCCTAAGGGTGCTGCTGGTTTGCTAGTAGCTGACATGGCAGGTAGGGGAAGTGGCAAGGGTCGCAGGGCCAGCACAATGTCTGCTGAGATTACTAAAGAAGGCGTTGCCGCCTATCGCTATCGTAAGAATGGGCAGGGTCAGGCAATGATTAGAGCACTCAGCCGTAAAGCCTCTCGGTTTGTTTATCCAGGTGTTGAGCGTTCTATCCCCTCAATGAGCCTAAAAACACTAGCCGTATTAGAACGCTATGCCGCCAAGGTGAATAGGACTATCGAAAGAATCTAATGGGAATTAACATCAACATTGCCACCAAGTTTGACTCGGCTGGTGTAAGAAGTGCAAAGCGTGAGCTTGGAACCCTAAAGAGAGATCTATCGGGTTCGGTCAGTTCCCTTGGAACAAACATTGCTGTTTTGGGTGCAGGTATCGCTGGAATCAGTGGCTACCTAAACAGGACAGTAAATGCTGCCTCTAACTTCTCAGCTCAGTTTGAAGGTGTAAACCAAACCTTTGGTAGAGGTGCAAAGGCTGTGCAGGATTACGCAGCTCAAGCTGCAACGCTTTCAGGTATTTCTGAAACACAAGCTCTAAATGCTGCTAAAAACTTTGGTGGGTTTGCTACCTCTGCTGGACTTTCAGGAGAAGCTGCCGCTGACTTTGCCATCGAGCTTGTAAAAGCAGCTGGTGACTTAGGTTCCTTTGCCGATGTTCCAGTCGAGGAAGCCCTTGCTGCTATTCAATCGGGACTTGCAGGACAGACAGAGCCTCTAAGAAACTTTCAGATTTTGCTTAGCGATGTCACTCTGCGTGAGCGTGCTTTTGCGATGGAACTTACTGACACTACAAAGACTGCACTAACCCCACAGCAAAAGGTCTTGGCTACTCATGCAGAGCTTATGGATCAGATGGGTGTAAAGGCTAATGACTTTATCAACTATTCAGATACTTATGGCAACCAAGTAAAGAGCCTCACAGCTGAGTGGGCAAACATGGAGCGAGCTATTGGTGATGAGCTATTGCCAGTGCTTGAGGAACTTATGCCCGACATTAGGGACATTGCTAAAGAGTTTGGCACAACCCTAAAAAACGCTGTAAAAGCTATTGACTGGAAAGCACTGCTAAACGATCTAGTTGCTTTTGGTACTTGGTTTGTCAACAATGTTGCAACCATTGCAAAGGTCACTACAGCACTATTCCTCTTGTCTACCACCATCAAAGCACTAAATGTTTTGTTTATAACTGGCAAGTTAGTTATGGAAGCCTACACCTATGTGCAAGCAAAGTTGGCAGCAGGGGCAACGATAGCTTCATTGGCTGTGTCTGGCCTCAAGGCTGTCTTTATGGCCTTTGCCCCTTTTGCAGTAGCCGCTGGTATTGCAGCGATTGCTACGGCAATGTCGGCAGTAGCCAAAGATTCTCGCTTGGCTTCAAGTGGGGTCAAGAGCCTGTACGAGGAAACTCGCTCAGACCTAATTGCTAACCCCTTCAAGCAAGCAGTCAACCCTGGCAAGGTTTACATTGGACTGATTCGAGATGCTAAGGGAGAAACTAGCGGCCTAAAGGCAGAGCTACTTGACCTGCCAAAGAAAATAAATGTAGATGTAGTCATAGATGTCCAGCTTGAAAACAGAATCAGAAACAGAGAGCTACAAAGCTATCTTGGGTTCTTAGGCGACATTGGCGGGATTTCAGACACTGGTGCCAGCTACAAAGCTGGTACGGACACAAAGACCCCTTCAAAAACTGTTGGATCTGTTGCACAACCAGTGTCACCACTACAGCAGATAATTGCTGAATCAAAACAAAATGCCAAGGTAATTCAAAAGCAGTCAGTTCTTGAACGCAAGGGCTTGTCTAAAGAAGTAGCAGCCTGGGTGACCTCTAGCAATAAGCCTGTAAAAGCTGCTAATGAGGCAATAGCAAGGATTAGCAAAAACGGCAACAAGGCTATCGGAAACCTAACTAAGGCCTACACAAACTCTGCTGCCGGACAAGCTGCCGCTGCCGCTGCCGCTGCCTCTGAGATCACTGAATCATTTACTGTTGCCTACGATGACACAGCAGACAAAGAAGCCGCTGCACTAGCCGAGCGTGAGCGTGTATTCAAGTCATTTGCTGACTCAGTAAAAGCTACTTTTGCAGGAATGAAAAACGGCATTATCAACGCCTTTGACCTTACTGAGCTAGGTGGATCAAGCAACGCCATCACTCGCAACATGGAAAAGCTACTGGTTCGACTAAGAGCCTTTGCAGACAATGTAAAAAACCTAGCCACAATGGGACTAAACCCAGCCCTGCTACAACAGGTAATTTCTGCCGGCCCTATGGGTGGTGCCCGACTAGCTGAGGCTCTTGTTATGGGTGGAGCTGGTGGCCTATCTGCTCTTAACGCTGGCTACTCAGAGTTTGGTGCCCTATCATCCCAGATTGCTCAAACAGGCACAGAGAGCCTATTCAACCAGTCAGGGCAGCAAAGCATCTACAACATAAATGTTGACGGCGGTGTTGGCTCAGGCTCAACTATCGGTAAGGCTATCGTTGACGCTATCAAGGCCTACGAGCGTACCTCTGGTGCTGTTTGGCAGGGTGCCTAGTGTCAGCCCCCTCAGTCAAAGTTGAGCTAGGTCTTGACCTTGGCCAGCGTGACCCTTTTGCCTTTGTGCTTGATGACCCAATTAGAGGTGTCCTAGACAACACAAGCTTTACCCTTGGTGGTGAGCGATTGTTTGACATCACCCCACGCCTAGTCACTACAACTGTCAGGCGAGGCAAGAACAATGCCCTAGATCGCATTGACGCAGGTATCGTCACAATCGTTGTTGACAACTCAGACAGAGAGTTTGACCCCCTTTATGAAAACGGCCCTTACTACGGACAGCTTGTACCTAGACGCTCTGTAAGGGTGTCGGCCAATGACTACCCAGTCTTTGTTGGCTTTATTGACGACTTTGACATCCAGTACGAACCTGGCAAGCAGTCTGTTGTCCAGATACAGGTATCAGATGCCTTCTCTGTTTTGGCTAACTCAGGGCTTGAGGAGTTTACCCCCGACTCAGAGTTGTCGGGTGCTCGAATCAACACAGTCCTAGACAGACCCGAAGTTGACTGGCCAGCCGAGCTTAGGGACATTGACCCTGGCAACTCAGTAATGCTTGACACCGATGTGGCTGAGGGCACAGGAACCCTTGAGTATCTACAGCTTGTATCTGACTCTGAGTTTGGTACTTTGTTTCTGGCAAAAGACGGCAAGATTGCCTACCGAGAGCGAAACGCTGTCCCGAATGTGCCTGACATCGTATTCAGCGATGAGATAGTTGACGGCGATTACACAGGTATTCAGTTTGCAGATGTCAACATTGTTTACGGATCAGAGAACCTTTACAACCGAATCACGCTAGAAAACGCTGACCTTATCCCTGAGCAAGCCTTTGCCGAGGACTCAGACTCACAAGCCTTGTATGGCCCAAGAAGCCTTTCCCAGACTGGGTTGCTAATCCAAGACCCATCTCAACTAGAGTTCCTTGCCGAGTTCTTGCTTGCCAGGTACAAAGAGCCTCAGTATCGCTTTGAAACTGTCACAGTTGTAATGGACACCCTGACCACAGAGAACCAAGACAAGGTGCTAGATCTTGAGATTGGTGACATTGTGCTGGTCAGGTTCGAGCCTTCTGACATCCCCCCAGCCATTGAGCAGTATTGCCGGATTATCGGTATAAACCATGACTGGAACCCGAACAACAAGAACATTAGCTTTAGCCTAGAACGCCTTGACTTTGCCATCTTTATCCTTGATGACGCTGTGCTGGGCCAGCTCGACAATGACCGCCTTGCCTACGAGTAGTAAACTAAAAACAACAACAAAGGAACCCCATGCCAAGAAAAACCTTTACAGCGGGCGAAGTGCTCGCTGCCGCAGATGTCAATCAATATCTGTCAAATGAGATTTCACTCACTGCCTCTACCGCTACTACTTACACAGTCACAACCTCTGACCGCTACAAGATTCTAGAGTTTGACTCTGGTTCAGCAGTCACAGTGACCATTGGAACCGCAACAGCTTTCCAGGCTGGCGAGCGTATTGACATCTTGCAGGATGGTGCCGGAACTGTCACGATCACTAGGGATGGCACAGTCGTTAGCCTTGCAGGTCGAGGAACCGCTGGCACCGCCTACAGAATTGGTCAGCGTTATGACGCTGTATCTGTTGTCTGTGTGGGTACTAACTCTTACCGCATTATTGGTAACGCAACGGCGGTCTAATGACTCTCTCAGCGTTAGGTATTTTTAGTGCTGCTGGGGCTGGTGGGGGAGTTGCTGGTGGGGGAGCCTATGAGCTTATTCAATCTTCAATTCTTGGTTCTGACCAAGCAACGATTGACTTTACCAGTTTAGGCACTTACTCATCTACCTATAAGCATTTACAACTAAGAATTGTTTCTAGGGGAAGCAACTCTAATCCTTGGACTCAGTACAGATTGAGATTCAATGGTGATGGCACGACTAGCTATGACAGACATTTCTTTTTTGGAAGTGCTGGAACTGTTGGGGCAACGGCTCATGTAAACGACAGCGGATTTTTGGACGGACAAACACAAACCGGCAATAGCGGAACTTCAGGAGCGTTTGGTGCTTCAGTAGTAGACATTCTTGACGCTTACTCAACAACAAAAAATAAAACTCTTAGAAACTTTGGTGGTCGTAGACCAGGGGGAGATGACCCAATTATTTTTGGTTCTGGACTTTGGCGAAACACAGGTTCAATAACATCTATGGAAATAACCAATACTGCTGGGAACTTTTTGACTGGTTCTCGCTTCTCTCTCTACGGAATAAAGGGATAACAAATGCCAACACCTACATACATACCTTTAGCTAATGTGACTATCGCCACATCAACCGCTTCCGTAACCCTAAGTTCAATCCCAGCTTCCTATCGTGACCTTGTAATCGTCACAAGTATTCGCTACAACATAGCAGCAGACATTGACTTTAGATTCAACGGAGATACAGGCAACAA